AATACAGCATAGTCAATAGCTAATGTCATTGTGAGGTTTACAGCGGTATCTGCAGTGTCCCAATTGTATTCACCAAAATTAGCTTCTTTAATAAATGCACCTTTTAATACCCATTCACTTACTATATCTCCTACAGGTCCTAATACATCGATAGTTAAATCCTTTTTATAAAAATCAGAGTATCCATCTCTACCTGTTACTGATTCATGATGTAAACGTACCCATTCTATTACAGCTTGTGCTCCGGAAGGTGTGATTGGATCAAATAATGTTAATGTAACATCATTCCATACACTTTTTCCTTTTACTTTACGTAAAATATTAATGTGGTTTAAAGGTACTTCACCTTGAGTTAATGTAACAGCACTAACTCCTTTAATTATATAGCTAGGAATACCATCCATATAAAGAATGAATCGGTTAGCCTGTTTAGGTTCAAATGCTGTGAAAAATATTTCGTTTGCGTCTAATATTGCCATGTCTTTTTATTTATTATAAATATCTATATAATTAATCCTTACACTGGGAAAGTTGCTCCTGTTGGTGTAATATTGAAATCTAAGTAAATAAATTCAGCAGTTTTAGTAGGTTGTAAATAAATTTGTCCTACCATTTGATTTTGATCAATTACTGTTGCTGTATTGTTACTATCATCCATTATCACTCGGAAAGCATATAATCCTTGACGTTGTTGAACACTCTCTAAGTATGGGTTAACTTGTGCTAAGAAATTATTTCTTGTAGCTATTGTATTTTGTTCAAATACTAAGTTGTTAGCTACTTGAGAGATATAGTTCTTAAGAGCAATTAATAAACGGCGAACATTTACACGATCTAAAGCTGATGCTTGAGTTTGTAATGTTTTCTGTCCATATACTACTACTCCAGTTCCTGGGAATGTAGCGATTGGGTTTACTTTTCCGTTATATAAAGTATCTCTATCTCCTTGTGCTAAACGTCTTTCAGCTCTAATTACAGTACTTAATCCACCTCTGTTTATACCTGCTGGTGCAAACCATGGTTCAGAAACACTATCATTGTAAGCATATACTCCACCTATTACAGTTGAAGCTGGTACCCAAACATTTTGACCACTGTCTGGATCTTGAACTTGGCACCATGGCCAGTAAGTAGCAACATATGAAGTATTTCTTTGAGCGGCTTGACCAGTAACATCACTTACTAATTTACCATAAGCAACCATATCAGCTACTAAGATATTATCACCACGATTTTGAGTGTTAGTTAAAGCTGTGGTTATAGTACCAGCATAGTCTTGGTTGTAAATACCTGGCATAAGTAACAAATTGTACTTATAATCATCTTGGTTAGATAATAATCTTAAACTAGATGTATAATTACTACCTACTAAACCTTGAGTATTTGTGCTATTAATATTATGATAGAAATTAGCTCCTCCAGCAATAGATCCAACTGCTCCACCAAATGATCCACTTCCTGTTATTGGTAATAGACTAGTATATATTGGATTTGGTGTTCCATCATTTTGGAAATAATTTGGAGTAGTTAAATTAACTGATTTTACTCGAACATAACTTGAACGGTTAGGGAAGCTACCAGTTAACTGTAAGTAAGCTGTTCCAGTTCCACTATCAGTTTGATATGAGTATTTATAATCACCTATTACTTTAGCTACATAGTTTGTAGCAAATGGGTCTAATGATAAACCAGCATAAGTTTCTAAAACTATTGGGTTTAAATTAGTGTCATTACCTTGACGAATTAGTAAATCAAATGTTCCAGAAGAAGTACTTGAAGCAACAATTTGCCATCTTAAGTTATCAATAGATCCACTGGTTAATGCTCCACCAACTTCAGGACTAACACTATTAGCTACTGCTCCTTCAGTTAATGTTTCTAATTCAAATACTGGAGTGGTAGCTGTACTTGAACTTCCAATTAAACTACTTGTAGCTGATGTATATGTTCCATTTACTACACGAGTTACTAATAATGAAGTTCCTCCATTAGCAAAATAATTATAAGCTGCTATAGAAGTAAAATAAGTGTAAGTATTACTATTACTACCGCTAGTAAAAGTTGTACCAAACTGTTGTTGGTACTGGGAGTAAGAGGTAACTACTGTAGGTATGCCTACTCGTCCCTTTACAGTTGGGCCTATTATAGCTGCTCCTGCTGTTACCGGACCTTGAGATACAAATGAGGTATCATTTTCTCTCGCTAATACGCCTGGTGATATTAAAGTTTCTGCCATGGTTTACGTTATGTTTGTTTTAATTATAAATATCTTAAAAAACGTCAAAATCATGAAACCGGGATAAACTCTCCTTTTTCTAAATCAATATTTCCGTCACCATATTTTTCTTGAAGTTCTTTAGCTACTTTAGTTTCTTCTTCAACTTGTTTTTGAAGTTGTGATTTAAGAGTTTGTTTATCTAATTCTAAAAGTTGAATACGATACTCTACTGTACCTAATGCTTGAACCAAGTTAGATTGGTTAGTTTGAATTGACTTTAAAGATTGAATTTCTTCTTGTGTTAAAACTTTATTTTCCATAAAAATTATTTTCTATTATTGTTTATTATAAATATTACGATGGATTTGGTAAGTTATTAATATCTACTACTGTTTCTGAGGTAATTACTAATTTATTTCTATTTGAGAATTTACTTACAAATGTTGTATCTTTTTGTATTGTATCTGGTATAATATAACCAAACATCTTTAAAGTAAAAGTACTTTTAACTATTCTTTCAGCATTGTCAGACAATTCAATAGTTGTAGGAAATGAATCAACACTTGTTTTAAATTTAAAACGTTCTGGGTCACCCCAATACGCATCAGAAGCATACTCTACTGCTTCAATTATTTTATTTAATTGGTCATTATAATAAGTAAACACAGCACAATCATAAGTCACTGTTAGATAATCAGGTACAACTGTAGCATATAATGTTTGTTCTGGTTTAATTCCGTTAAGAATATTAAATTTACTATAAGCGTTTTGTTTACTGTATTTTTTACTAGTTATAGCTATATTATTAGGTTGATTAGCATCTAGTTTATTTGCTAAACCTCTATTTTTTTCAATATTGGCTCTTTTAAACATTAGTAATGGAGCCATTACTCTGCCATTTAAATCTCTATAGTATCCATCTCTTTGAAATGATTTCCATTTTTCAGGTGAACCATATATTACAGGTACAGGTATTAATTCTCCATTTTGTTTAACTGTTGGTCTAATAATATTTTGAAAGTAATACATTATCGCCCAATCTAAATCTTCTAAACCCACTGAAAATGGTTTTACAGTATCATCTTTAAAGGATGTTTGATTAGCTCTATTAACACCATTAGCATCATTAGGATTACCAGTAGGAGAAAACCCAGGACCGCCTGGTGTAAGTGGTTCTTGTAAAGACTCACTTATTTCTCTCTGTGTTTTAGGTGTTACTTTTCTTTGCTTAGCCATTATAATCTTTGTTTAATTAAATTTACACGATCTGCTGGTATGTAATGAGCGTCACAAACTAAACTTACATTGTATCCAAAATTTTCTAGGCCTGGGTTTAGTGGGTTAGCACTATATGGGTAATCTGGGTCTTTACCTGCAAAGTATTGGGTGTGGACTGTGTTGTCAATTTCAAAATAACTTTCTTGATATAATAATACATCTCCTACTTCAGGTTGGATATTAGCGTCTACTAAATCATCTCTTAAAAATGCTACTTTAACACTCCAATCAAATTCAACACCAAATTCATTTGTAGGACTTGTATTAGCATTAACTGTGATTAAAGCATTTAATAAAACAGGACCATCAAAAAACTTACCTCCTGATGCTTCTCCATACATGTTTACTTTAGTTTTATCTAAAACATACTTGTATATAGCACATTGTTGAGTAATAATATCTCCTAACAACTCACGGTTGATCTTTCTAAACATTGAAATATCTCTTGCTCCTCCAAATAGTGCCATTATCCGATAAATATAGTCATTGGTACATTATTAATTTCTTGTCTTCTAAAATCACTTTCTTGTGCTCTTCTTTCTAATTGAGAACGTTTAGACATATCTCCTAAATATGCTCTTAATCTTTCAATTAAAGCAGCTTTATCAGCGGTTGCTGAAGATAGTAAATCAGATTGATTTAAAGTTATAGTTTGGTCAGGGATAGGAACAGTAGAGTATTTACCTCTAACATATCCTAACATTTCCTTACATAATGCTAAAGTATATTCAAATATCCATTGACGTCCAATAGAGTTAATTAAACTATAATTTGGGTTAGTATAAGGAGCATTTGAAGGATTTGTTACTAAATAATCTGGGTTGTTAGCGCTTCCACTTGGTTGAGCAATACTATTATTTATTCTATCTTGTACTTTAATATATTCAAACCATAAAAATCCTTCTCTAGTATCACTGTCTGATGGTATAGGAAATATAGTTATTTTATTATTTATAATATTGAATGTGTAAGCTGATATACGAATTGTATTACTTAGTTCTATACCTTGAACTACAGCAGCATCATATGCTACAGGCATCATTAGGTATCCACCTCCATATCCTCCACCATACATTCCACCATATAAACCAGCAGCTGGTACTCCTCCTAAACCCGCAAATCCTCCGAATGGAGCATATAGTTGGCTTGTAGCTGGTATATTTTGATAGAATACAGATTTAATTTCTATTCCACCTACTATACTTTGGCTTACAGCCCATTCTGCTAAATCATAGGTTTGAACTCCAGATGTTAAAGCTAATGCTCCACTATAATAAGTTACATTTCCTCCTGCTCCTGCTTCTTCAGCATACTGTTGAGACAAACGTACTACTGTCGCCATATTAGGCGTAATAAGCGCATTATTTACACTTGTATCCGCAGGTGCACCCTCTAGCGTTAGCATATTATCCATCGCTTGATAAGCGTAGATTTCGTTACCATATGTAGTAATTGCTTCTTCAAAGGCAGCATAGAAGTTTAAATCTTGTAATTCAACCTCCATAATAGGATATCCTAATCGACGAGCACAAAATGTAGTTACTTTGTCAGCATCAATTTGAAATTGGTAATCATAGTCATAAAAC